ATAAACTCATGCCCGAAGAAATTAAGAAGGAAGTTGAGGAAAAGAAAGAGGAGAAAAAGAAAGGCATCTTTGGAAGAATGAAAGATGCTGCAGGTGATAGTGAAGAACATCTGGCTATAATCAGCACATTTGTTCGTCTTGGTATTCTTGTTTGGTCTGGCGGAATTCTCACTCTTGCTTACATTAAACTTCCACCAGCTCTGGGAATTCCTGAGCAAAAACTCGATCCCACTTTCATTGCGTCCGTGTTCACTGGGGTGCTAGCCACTTTCGGGGTTCAGACAGCGAAGAAGTCTGGCGACGGAACGATGAAGATGGGTGGTGCTGCTGGTGGTGTCTCTAAGGCAGACTTGGAGAAACTGATTGCCACTGCTGCACAAACAGCACCTTCTCAGACAATTCGAATTGAGCAAGCACCAATCACAATTGCTGCTCCACCACCTGTAATGTCAACAACCGATGTCCCAGGTCAAACCAATAAGTAGGATCCCCGCACCTGTTGTAAGGGACATCCCACCCCCTGTGGTCTCTGTTATTGAACCTTTGGCACCTCCAGTGACTCAGGGGGTTCCCACCCCCGTCACAAGAGGTCTCAAGGCACCGGTGATTGATGTCCCCAATCCGATCATTGATTATCCAGTTATTGATGTTCCCACTCAAGAAGAGTGGGAGCAGGTGATTCAAAATCAAAACAGAGAATCTGATCCCACATCAAAACCAGACACCAGAGATCTTCCAGAGACTCCAGTGACGCCAACTGTGAATGTTGGAGGTATGGATGTTCCTCTTCCCGAGGTTGCACCTCTCATCACTGCTGGTGCAACTGCTGTTGTTACGACCACTGTTGCTTTGGGTGCCAGCATTGTGATTGGTCAGATCAAATCAGCAGCAGATCCTCTTCTCAAACAACTGTTGAAAGGAAAGAAAAAGAAAGTGAAAGTCAAGCAGGTCAAACCAGTTCTCCATTTTGTTCCTAATGGAGAGGGATCCGCTGACGTTATCGAATACTCTGGTAAGGGAATGAAAATCCTGGAGAGCAAGATCGAGAAGTTAGAACAGTATCTTCGTGATCAGGTGGACATCGATTCTTTCTGGGAGTATGACAATAAGATCATCATTGATGAAGAACTTTCAAAAAGTCTTACCAAAGATGGAGTTAAAAGATTTAAGAAATATTTCCAACCACCTAAGGCAATTGCGAAGAAACTGGGAGCAAAGTTTTCGATTTAGAGATCTTATCTTTTTAAGTAATCTCGATCCCTGTCGAGTTGGGACTTCAGTTTTCTTTTCATCAGTTCCATTTTGATTTTGATTGGGATGAATCTGATTTGGAGATCCATCCAGGCAAAGACTCTGAGGGTTCCTTCAATACCAGCATATGCAATCATCAAAGCAACAATTACGATTGTTAGATACAAACTAATCACTTTTTCTTTCTCACAGGAAATGATGATTCCATTGCAGTAACCAGTAAAATCACAAAAGAAAAAACATAAAGAGTAGAAATCATTCTACTAACGTGCCATGAGCACGACGAATTTCACGAAGTTCTTCAAAGTCTTTTTGTTTGGTGCCACCATCATATGCCCAGGCATATCCTTCGGTAATCATTTGTTCGTTGAGAGAGACTTCTGCGTCCCCGATGTAGAGCCACCCGAGAAGACGCCCATATTTACCCACACCGCCAACAAGCTCAGTCCTAATAACGAGATCATCGTCGCCAGAGATAGCACCTTCAAGTTTTTCCTTAAGCCAGTTTGTGGCATCGTATCCCAGAGCCTTCTCTTCTTCGTCTCGTGTTCGTTTCTCTGGCGTATCCACTCCTGCAACACGAACTCTCTCCTTTTTATATAAGTCAAATCCTAAGTCAATTGTGACATCAATCGTGTCTCCATCCAGCACTCTATCTATGCTGATCACTCGGAAGTTGTAACAACTCTTCCGACTTGGTGGTGTCATTGCTCCCATTGTTTTCGTTCCTGTGAAATCCTTCTGGTTCTGTGTTATGTATCCAGGTTTTTAATCTTGATACATAGAGTCTAAGTAAATCTGCCTGGTTCAGATGAAAGGTATCCTGACTTTCAAGATACAACTTGGTATGGAGATCTACACCATCCAAGCACTTCTTTATCACAGGGTTCCAGGGTTCCCTAAAAGAAGTATTCCATTCTCTTGGCATATATTTATTTTTTCTTACCCCCGTTCTTAGCCTTTTTCGCAGTCGCGTTACCTTGATTCTGCTTTGATTGACCTTTCTTGCCCTTGTTCGCGGACTTGGCCATCTTTGTTCTCCTGTTGTATTAGGTAAAAAACGTATGCAATCATCAGTCCTGCCAACACGAGACTTAGAAAGACCATGAAGATGACTGACCAAACGGGATCTGTCATAAGAAGATTGCCCCGATCAACAGACCCTTAGCGAATGAAATCCACAAAAGTTTGTAGTCTGAGATGTGGTATTTATTCTGAAACTTGCTTATTAAGAGTTTGTGTTTTTGAATTAGATTCATTATTTTCGACTGGTTGAGGTTTTGGAGTTACAACAACAACATCAGAACAGATGCTGGCATAAGGACTTTCGGGATGAAAGCGAACGCCAGACTTCATTGCTTCTCCACATTTCAAAAGTCTTACAAGTTCAAAATCCAATCGAGCCTTGTCTGCCTCTGCTTGTTGTCTTCTGTTAGCAATCCTTGCTCTGTCCTTACACAACTGAACTGCTTCTCTATCCAAAGGAATCTGCCAGGATGCTGAGACACCCATGTTTCCTCCTCCATTTAGGTAGGATTCTGGATCCCAGTTGTATGATCTGGTTCCCATAATAAAAGGAGCGATGTTGAAAGTCGCTCCTTGACATGCTACTCCAGGGTCATATTGGTTTACTGCGAACGGTCCCTGCAAGACCTGAACAGCCTGGTTTGTAACATTACCGGTTGCACTCGCTGTTGGTCCAGCGATGTTTGTGTTGGATGGTGCCGTTTGAGCAACTGCCGCACCACCAAACAATAATGTTATTGAGTAAAGACTGACATAGAATTTGTTGTAGATTCTATGACGGTGCGACGATCGATCCATGTTTCAGAAGCCGTTCCAGGGCCAAGATAAGTTTCAGAAAACTGGAATGGTTCACCCTGATTGATAATGGTGTAATTTGCACCTGGGGTTGGGTTAGCAGGAATGTTTATGTTTGTCCCTGTAACTGTGTAAGATGTTCCAGTTGTGTATTCGACTTGACGAATAACCTCCACCACTTCAGTTTTGGTGGTGGTTTCGCTTGTGATTGTTCCTCGTGTGAAGTTGGGAACCACAGGAGCTGCCTGTGCGAGTTGGGCAGTCCCGTGCAGCACTCCCAACAACGCCCCTAAGAGGATTGCTAATGGGAGATCATCGGTCATTTGAATACGCTCAATTCAATTGAACGTTGTCCGATTGCTGTTGTGCCAGCGCCACCAGCAGTCACAGTTGGAACACCGGTGTTTGACAGCGTACCAGCCAGCGTTCCTGCTACACCGCCCGAAGTTGTAGTCGTCGTTCCAAATAGTGGAAGAGAACCAACAACTCCAGAAGAAACAGATGTCGTTGCATTGTCTGCATCACCAGCAGTGTAAGACTGACTGAATGAGAAAGCAGAACCATCAGTGGCCTGAGAGGCTGTAATTGATGTGAAAGAATTTACGCCATTGGTTGCAGCGCCCAAACCACCAACCACGCCGCTTGTTGTGCCATCAGTGGTGGA